CTTCATCGTCAAGTCCACTAACTGTGATCTCTGGTGATTTAAAAATATCAGGTGCAATTTTTGTCATGGAGCTTGTCAGAGAATTAAATTGTTCTTGCATGTCAGTTATTGCTTCAAACATTTTTTCTGGTTTGGTTTTAAGTTGAGCTTTTATAGTTTTAAAACTGTTGTTGACAACATCATCACCACCAAAATGGTCAACAAGTTGTTCTAATGTGAAATTGTATTCATCTGCTAAGTTATTTAAAATTTGTTGATTTATTGTTTGAACTAGTTCAGTTTTTTCATCAAAATTTAGAGCGTCAAAAGAATCTTTTGTAATACCTTGAACGTTAAGTAGTTGGTAAAGTTGAATGTTATATGCTTTAGCAAGAGGACTAAACTTAGAATACCTTGGTGAGGTGCCACCAGGAGGAGGAGCGCCCAACACGGTTTTACCCTCTAACATGTCTTCTTTCATACTCTGCGCTTCTGTTACAGACGCTGCTTGTTTTGCCTGATCAATTAAACTAGGATCCCCACCCTGTTGTAGACCTACACGGCCACCGTTTGCCTTACTTATAAGTTCTGGTGGCGGTCCAAGAACGTCTAAAATATCTGCTGGGCTATAACCAGCCGCTTCTAGTTGTTTTACAGCCTCGTTATATTCACTTATACTAGGGCCAGCTCTTTCACTTTGACCACCTAAAAGATCTACGAAACCACGTTGAAACTTATCAACCACACCCTTGCCAAGTAGGTTAGTAAAAATCCCATCTTTTCTCTCTTCTGCCTCCCCACCCTCTTGTAAGTTAACCCGTCCGCCGACCGCGTACCCTGGTCTATCGACCAACCCAGAAGCTATTCCTGTGCCGTAGTGCTCATGCACTGGCATTTTAAATAATGATCTTTGTAGTACTTTATCCACCGAAGCCACCAAATATGCCGCCTAATGAAATACCACTTTGTAATGGGTTAGGCATAGGTGGAGCTTGATACATAGGCATACCCATGAAGGCTTGTTGTAAGAAACTTGATTGAGTTATAGGAAGTTGGAAACCAAGCATACCTCTTTGAGCTGCAATGTCTCTTCTTGCACCACCAAGATTAAATAACGCATTAACATCCGCTAGCCGTTGTCCTTGAATCTGTTGACCTAGATTTCCAAGAATACCAGCGCCGGTCTGTGCTGCTTGTTGAGCTTGAGTAAATCCTTGATTATATAAGTCAGCCACGGTTCTTCCTAACGTGTCAGCTTGTTCTCCCGCTAATGCAGCATCAAATACTGCTCCCCTCGTGCCACTACCAGCAAAAGAGCCAGATTGTATGGCACGTTGGTCAGCTTGCGCTCGTTGAAGGCCAAATTGTTTTTGTAATTGTTGTGTTGTTTGATCTACAACATTTTGTGTGTAAGGGTTCATAAAAGCTTGAGCTCCCCCTGGTCCTGCAAACTCCTGTGCTTGTTGTATGAAAGGACTGTAAGAACCTATACCTTGATTAAGTAGGGTAGCTGCTTGTTGCTGATATGGGTCAAGATCTGGTGCTAGAGCAGCCGTGTCTATAGGACGATCAGCAATGTTTGCTGCTTGTCCAAAAATTCTTTTATATGCATCTTGTGCAAACTGAGGTAGTTTTGTGAAATCTGCTTGTGGTATTGCCATTATGCTCTTGCCTCCAATGCGTTCATTAGCGAGTACATTCTTTTTGCACCTTTATTAACGTTACCGCCTCCTGCTGCTCGCACAGCGTCAGCTGTCATTACAAATTCGTTTTTTGATAATCTTGCAGGCACATCATCTGCCCGTTCTTTAGCGCCTACAGGGATAAAACCGCCGCCACGATAGTCCATTTCCATCGCTGGCTCACCGCCGTTTGCGAACCCTATAATACCACCATTTGCTTTTTCATTCAATTGTTCTTGTTCTTTTTGATAGATTTTTAAATATTCAGAGGCTTTTGGATGCATCATTCCAATATCTTGGTTTTTTTCATACATTTTTTTCCAGCCTTCATACTCTGGATCTCTAACTTCGCCCCCATCTTCATAGCTTATTGGGGTGCTTTCAAAAACTCTCGGGTCTTGATATTGAGCCTGCAGTTCTTGAAGAGTTTGATTAAATCCTGCTCTATTCATTATATCCTCATATTCATCTTTCGCTTGTTTTGCTTCAAATGCACCTAGACCAAACCCAAGTAAACTTCTTAATAGTTGCCCCCTTGTTACATCACCAGCGGGGCCAGCATCTTCTAATATTGTTTTACCTCCTCCGGTTAAAACATCAGATAAAACACTGCTTTTTATGTCCTCTGGTTTGAAAAATACATCTCCCTCTGGAGTTACTCCAGTGGGTACAGCAGCGCTCGTCGCAGCAGCGCTTGCTGGAGTTGTTCCAAGAACACTGCCCAGCTGTCCTCCTAAAGCCTCAGCTCTATCAAAAATAGCTCCTATGCCTTGCCCAACAGGAGATCCCGCAAGTTGTGAAACACCGGGTATTTTTTGTAATATTGATCCTAGTCCTGATGAAAGATTGCCGCCAAATTGTGGCACACCTAAGCCTTGAGCAACTTTACCAATACCAAACGCACCAAGTCCTTGCAAAGCTGCTTTGCCGATATTGCCTTCTCGTATACCACCTGCGGCACCCAACGCTGCGCCTAACGCTGGATTAAACGCCCCAACGATTGGAGCGGCTACTGACACCTCTTTTGGTATGACTTTTCGTGCTAATTTCTTGAGTTTGCTTCCTATGCCCATATCTGTCCTAATCTACTGTATTCTGTGAGTTTTTCAATCATTATTGTCCTCTGAGTGTAGGTGTTGGTAATTCTTGATAAAATACGGTGGCCGTGTACGGTTGTTCGGTGAACCTAGACTGCAGTGAATCTCCCGGTTCCAACACAAAAGTGGATGTTTGAAAAAGCGCAGAGGAATTATTGTTTAAAGTTCCTTGAGCTATGGGAACAAAAGTATTAGTTGAAGCCTCTACTAAACGAATTTCGTTGTCAGACCCTGTAGCATTAGTCCCTGAAATATTAGATATGACCAAAGTTTTGACAATCACAGTATGTCCTGTTGGAGCGGTGATCAAACTTACAAAACTGTCTTCTGTTGTAATTTTTTTTGAAATGTGCTTGTATCTCGTTCGACTTGAACTATCTAGTAACACGAAACTACCTGATATTCTTTGTGAGTCGACATCTGTTTCAAAACCTATTTTATCTCCTTCTTCTAACACAAACCTATTTAACGTAAAAATCACAGCGTTTTTACTAGTTATACTATACCCATCTGGATCACCAAAAATAATCGTGTCACTCGTGCTTTCAGAGGCATCTAATAAATGTAGTTTTTGAGTGGCTGTGCTTGCATTATCATTGAATGATGTCATGCTACGAACAATTAACGTCTTTCCTGCTGGACACTCTAAAAATGTAACAGCGCTTCCTGTTGTGTTTGTGGTTGCAATAAAATTTTTAAATAATTGTGGCATTATTCAAAAAACCAAGTTAGTTGAGAATTAGAATCTAACATGTCTTCTTCTGTTACGACTCGATCGGTTTCTAAAAAACCTTTTTCTATTTCAGCAGACAATTTATCTAAATAACTTTTCAAAGATGGATCAACGTTTGGTCCTGAAAAATTAAATCTTGGCATTTGTTTAAACCTAGTGCCTGACATCACTCTCCCATCCCTTCTTTTACTTTAAACTCTGTGTAGCTGCACTCCATGTACTCGCAATTGTCTTTATCATTTGGTATGGTTCGACCACACTTTGGACATTTTTTTTCTTCGCTCATGTGTTTCTCTTTCCGTCCGCTTGTATATTATATCTGTGATCCCCCATACGCCAATGCGAACTTGTTGCGTTGCTTGAAACAACAATAGACATTTGTCTGCCTCGAGCACGTATGCTTTGATGCGTTGTGCTTGTGCTCGATGTAATTGTTTCTTCTGTGCGTTGAGTCCCGTTTGGGTGGTCTCTAAATTTTAAGGTGACTGTAACATCTCCAACTTGATCATCAAAATCTGGCACGAAGTCGGTAACATACATCATGTCGTCTCCATCTGGTGGTAGATCCATATCTCCTGATGTTATTGTGCATTCCATGGCTGAACCGTCGTCATCTGTCCCTGATTCGTGTTTAAATATTACAGAACTAGATGCCGCAAGAGAAGTTGCAAGGGGATTGTCATAAATGCCCTCTGCTGCCCACGCTCCTCTAGCCAGTGTTCCCACAGACCAGACGTTCTCTAAATAGTTATATATGACATAATTTGTAATATCATCTGATGCATCTGTCGATCCAGTCGGATAGAACCACCAAACCTCGTTAAATTTAGTATTTAATGCTGCAAAACATTTTAATTTTTGTTGTTTGGTAAGATTATCAAATACGTGACGTTCTACAGTGCAAGGAATACTTTGCACTTGTCCACTATATGCATAAAATCCATCGTTGCCCATCCAATACACAATACCGTTATGTTCAACAACAGCGTTTGGTCCTACGATACCTGCATTCTCTGCTAGTGTTTGAAATGCAAACACATCGGGTTGTCCTACAAATGTCATAGAAAAAGCTGTCGTATCAGAAAACAATAAAATATTGCCTTTGGTTCTGACTGCACCAAGAAGCAAGTTGCCTCCTTGCAACTCCACAGCACCTGCAAAATTATCTAGTGTCGCTGTAAAATCATTGTCTGATTCCAAGTCAGAAAAAGCCACACGCATTGGTGCATCGTTGGTGCCATCGTGAGCACCAAACAAAATAACTTGCCTTGATTGTTGGTTAACGATTACACCGTTGGCCGATGACGGTATACTGCTGCCCGATGCGGCTGTCACAGCAGCTGCGTTTGTGGTCGCATCGCCTTGATACGCACTCAAGTCTAGTTTGTATAGTTTGCCGCCTATCTTGTTGACACATAACAAATCTTCACCGAACGTGTCCATCGTCCAAATGCCAGCAAACGTAAACACACCAGAACTGACCGTTGTGTGTTGTGCGCCAGCCGAATAGCTTGATCCAGGAGTGATGTCTATATAACTGCCTGCACCATCATCGTATAAATACAAATGACTGTGTGTCCCTATGCCGATGTATCGTTTGTTGTTGGCTATTTGTCCACGAAATGGCAGTATTGTTCTAGCCACACCGCTAGTGATTGTATCAGTGTCTAACTTTGCCCAGCCGCCAATCTTTTCAGGACGACTTTTCATAAAACGAATTTTGTTAGCGTCTACATAACGATTTTCTTGAGAATAAACAGTATCATCTTTGAAGATCCCTGCTTCTATTTGCATCTTTGTTAAAGGCATTTAACTAATCCTTATCAAAGCTGTTGTTGCAGATGCCGATGGTAAAGTTACAGTTAGCGTGCCACTAGACACAGACTTGGTGCCACCAAAGTCTAACACAGCGATTGCACGATTACTCGCTGATGAATTGTAGATAAGTGCCCCAGCCGCATCAGATATGGTTGCGCTTGAAAAAGACACATCATCAAAGTCTACGAACGCTACTGTGCCAGATAGTGACACGGCAACGTTTGATATAGTTGCACCGCCTGATGTGTAGTTGGTGCCGCTTGATTCGTTGGTCGTAGAAAAAGCAGTGGTCGTTGGCCCTAGTGTGGCGCTCGATGTATACAGGGCAAGTTTAAGTGTATGCCCATCAAGATCGTGTAGACCTTGAAGAAGCTCTTGTTTGAATGAGTTGCATACTGCTTGTGTTATTGCCATATAATCTCCTATGCGGCACTAATCTCCGACCAAGACTCTGTGTTTGATGAAGCTGATATACTAGACCACGACTCAGCATTTGCTGACGCTGATATATCAGCCCAAAACTCATTGCCCACATCGGGACTACCGCCAAATGATACTACACCAAAAGCCACTGCACCAAAAGCAGAAGTTTCGATCTCAGTTGGTATATCTGTGCCTATTGCCTCTAATACAAATACTGGGGACCAATTCTCTGTTGCCATTAGTTAACCTGCTCTTCTTTTTCCTCTTCTTTTTTCAACTCTGCTAGCTCCATTTGAGTTGTAATCAAATCAGCCTGTAGCTTGGTGTTTAAATCCAAAGCATCGTTTCTTTGTTTCGTTAACAACGCAATAACGTTGTTTACGTATTTAGATTGTTTGTCGTTCATATTTCTACCTTTCGTTTGTTAATTACGCGCTCTCTAACGCTGTTACTTTTGTTTGTAGTGTATCAACTTCTTTTTCTAATTTATCTATATATTGTGCTTGTTCATTTAACTTTTGCATAGCAATAGCCAATGCTTCTTCAGCAGATATATCTGGATTCTTAGGTTTAATTAGCATTTAATTGATCTTTCATCGCAGCAGCATATGCAGCTTTATGTTCATCTGTCCAAAAAACTTCTGCCATTTTTTTAACTTCATCAACAGCATCTGAAATATCATCACTTGGTGTATAAGCTCTACGCCAAAATTTTCTTGATATTTCTACGCCATCTTCTTCAATAACAGTATCAACACGGACTTGTATATGTTTCCATTTACCTACTAATTCGCACTTACCTGTTTCTTCTCTTTTTGTTAAAGACATTTTTTTCTCCTTATTAATTAATCACATGGATAACTTATGAAAACTTGACCAAACGGTGTTATCATACCTTCTAAACCTTCTGCTTGCAGTTGTGAAGTTGCTGAACCAGAAACAGTTGTTAGAAATCTTACCTTAGATTCATTGTCATATATTTGACTAGAAATCATAAAACCACTTGGCATTGTTGTACGACCAAAACTACAAGCACCAACTACTGAATTTCCTCCTGCATTGCAAACAAAGGGCATTCCAGTAAGAACAAAATTTCCACTAGATGATGTTCCGCTTGGGGTTGTTATAAAATGATTTATTTGTAAAGAAACCCAATCACCAATCTTTGTATAAAAAGAAGCACCACCTCTACTTGATGTAGTAAAGTCTGTTCCTTCAGTTGTAGGATTAGCAGTAAATGTTCCTTGTTCATAATCGTTTAAAACACTTCCTGATGCTGTCTCGCCAGTTCCAGTATCAGACTGCGCAGAAAAATCTAAACCGTGTCCACTAGCAACAATCAAGTTTCCATCAGTTAGTGTTAAACCATTAGCCACAACTACATTGTTACCTGACGTGCTTTGAATTGTTAATCTATCTGTGCCTCCAGTTTTAAAATCTATCTGGTCGTCTGTATCTGCAGTGATTGATGTGTCTGCATCAGCGTCTAATATTAATTCTTGTCCATTAACATCTAGTGTGCCTGGTGTAACTAAATTGCCTACTAGTTTATCTGATGTAACAGAACCATCAGTCGGTGTCACCGTTCCGCCATTATCTGAACCTAGTAGTATAGCAAAGAAACTTGTGTTGGCAGCAGGTGCAGTTGTAAACGTTAGTGTGCTACCAGATACCGTAAAGTCTGTGCCTGGCTTTTGTATCACACCACCAAGAGATAAGAGTATTTGATTTACATCACCGACGCTGACATTAGTCGAGTTGACCTGCATGGTGTGCGTGGTATCAGAACCGTCGAACCCTGATGAGATGTCATCGAGTTGTCTAAACGCTCCTGTTCGTATGTCTCTTCCTATATAACTCATTTTGGATATTTATCCTTTACTGCTTTTATTGTTGCTTTCCAACCATCGATACCATTGTGGTAAATGTCATCTAATTGATCGACAACATTTGGATATTCTTTTCGTCTGTTTTCATGCACGGTCTCTAACGGTTGTATTTCATTTATTTTTGTTTTTATATCTGCCTTTGAAATAGCATCACCTTTGTGCCACTCAATGGTAAATGTTTCATTATCAATGTTAATGTCATCATTTGTATCTCTTAACACAAATTCTGCACTAGGATTAATTGCGTGAATCGCTTTAGTTATTATTTCAAATTTATTAGCTGTCACTTAAAATCTCCATTGCTATCATTTCTTGTGTTTGAGCTCCGCCACCTCCACCAGAGTTTCCGAAATACCATTGGTGTGAACTTCCAGAACTATATACTCTTGCTTGTAATTTATATATGCATGCAGAAGTTGTATCAGGGTCATCAAGAAAAGAATAATTCATATTCATAGTTACACCATTTATGTTTCCTCCTGCTGTATGTTCTAGTTGTTGTTCATAAGGGCCATTAGTATCCGCCATAGGAATAACTAAATCAGTAAAACTACCACCACCAACATTACGCACTAATTTTACTCCACCCATTACAGTGTCATCGCTTTTTTGTAGAGTAGCGGCACACCTTGCAAAAACCACAATTTTACTGGTTGCAAGTTTTGGTGTAATTGTAATCGTTGCACCAGTGTCTGTATAGGTTGTGGATGAAACAGCCACATTACCACCTGAAACAACATTAGTTACAACTTGGACAACAGCTCCTTGTCCTAAAAATAAATTATCTACTTTTGTTTGTGTCATCTTACTAACCACTCCTCTACTGTGTCTGAGATGTCTCTCATTTTAATCCATCGGTCTCCAGTCTTTTGACCTTTGGCAACTTGTATCTGACCAAGCATACCTATAATCACCCACTCGTCTCTTTCAGATCGTGGTTTATATTCTTTCTCTTTATCATAAGCAGGGTTGAATTTTTTTCTTTGTTGTGTTTTCACAACTGCATTATCTGGCACTGTTACATTTTCTGGAATTTTGTCCGTTTCATAAGATTCTGTTTTTTGTGTTCCGTCTTCATATGTTTTTACTACCCATTCAGTAACAGAATAATCTTCCATAATAAAACGACCATAATCATCATGCAGATATTTATTAGTCCATGAGTTCCACGCAGTATTACCAATTATCATAGAATTAATACCGTCAACTTTTGGTCTTACCACTCCTAGAATTGTTGAGGCATCATCTGATGATGTAGAAGCTCTTACTTTGTTGCCATCAAGCACAACTGTTTTTCCAACATCAATACCATTGCCATCATTAGTTTCAAAAAACTCTGCGTAGTCAGCACCATTATTACTGAATGTTCCATCTGCAAAAGCATCTCCGTCTCCAGCAAGTATAAACTCGCTATCTGCACTTGATGCAGAATCTGATATACATTGTAAAAAATTATAGTTAGAAACTCCTGATCTTTTACAAGCTATTTGAAGCACTTGATCTGCTAATGAGGTATTTGCATTATCTATCACTAACATTTTTTGAGCAGAAGTACTTCTAAATGAAATTTTTTCTCCACCTGATTGACCACTTGTGCCAAATAAAGCACAATCATTTGCAGCATCAATTTTTATCATATTTGCATCATCATCAGACTCTACTCGGAAGTCCATATCTATCGAGTCTTGATTAAATACAATTTCAGTATTTTGAATATGTAACAAAGAATTACCACTATCGCCATCTGCAAAAGTCAAAGCACCTTGCTCAGAACCATTAGTTACAACATTTGCTCTTGCGAATAGTGAAATATAATTTGTTTCGTTTCCAGCAGAGTCATCTCCACGAAAATCTACTCTACCTAAAAAATCACCATCTGCTGGTGAAGCAGAGTCTCTTACAAAAACAATATCTGGTGCGGTAGATGACCCAGCATCAGTAGAAATTATTCTAAAATTATTAACATTTCCAGTTGTGGTAAACTCAGCAGTCCCTGTAACAGATAGAGAGCTTGCTGTAAGACTCATAATGTCTGTGCCGCCTGCTTTAAAATCTATCTGGTCATCAGTGTCCGCGCTTATGGTTGTATCTCCATCTGTATCGAGAATTAGTTTGTCTGATGCACCGTTGAGATCTAACTCAGAAGCACCACCAATGGGCAATGGACCGCCCATGTGTATTGCATAAATTACGTCACCTGATGCTACAGCTGTACCTACAATAGTTAGCGTTGTGCCTGATACAGTGAAGTTGGTTGTAGGTTTTTGTATGACGTTGTTGATGACAACGATTAGTGTGTCCTCGGAGAATGGCTCTTTGCTAAGTGTAAAAGTCGTAGCGCTACCGTCGCCAGTAAAACTGTCGGTAGTAAAACCTTGAAAAGTATCAGCTGGTAATCCTTGTCCGATGTAACTCATTTACGCTCCTGGTGTAGGAAAGGTATCTTTTACTTTATCCCATTCTGTTTTTATAGAATCAGTCCATAGTGCGTTACATACAGCTTGCACTTCAGCATCCTCTCCAGACACATCCATATGTGGATATAGAACATGCCTGTGTCTACTACGAGATAGTTCTTTGCCATCTTCTTTGACAACTGTATCTGTTGCAACTTGAACAGCTCTATACTGTCCAACTGCCTCTATTTTTCTTATTTCTGTTGATTTTTCTAGTGCCATATTTTTCTCCTTAATCTGTTAAGTATTCCATACTAATCATCATGTGACCATCTGATGTTAGGTTGCTATAATAAAAATTTGTGACTGTTGCCGCCCCTGAATTTGTATGATTAAAAACTATCGTGCTATTAGATATTTCTATGTAACCAGCTACTCCAGCCTCAGCGTCCTCTAAATTCAAACCTGAATAATAACCCACACTTACAACATTATAATCATTAGCATGATTAGTTATGTTAAAAGGCAAACCAGTCATGTTCAAACCTTGACCACTTGTTGCACTTCCAATAGCAGCCGCTCCAAAGTAACCCCAACACTTAACCATTCTACCCATTTTTACATATCTACCATATTTATTTGTGCTGTTCATTGTAACGTTACCACTAGAAGTTTTGTATTGTCCTGTCCATGTGCCCTCTTCAAAATCATCAAAAAGCTCTGAATCATCATTTGTGCCATCACCTGTAGCAGCAAAACTTATGCCATGCCCACTAGCCATCGTTATGTCACCGTCAGCGACATTTAACCCTGAGTTTAAAACTATACCATTAGTTGGAATTGTAGCTGCCATCTTATGTAATCTCCATTATTGATAACGCAACATCGAGAGATGACGCTGTGTCTGAAGTCACCCGTAATATGTCAGTCGTTTGTAAAACTAACTTGCCTCCTCCAAGAGTTTCTAGTGAACCTCCTGCAGGTATCGGTGCATTTGTTACTAGCTCAACGTTGCCGTTTGTTTCCGTATCTGATGTGTCGGATTCTACATGCACTG